TTTAATCCTTTACCTTTAAAATTTCTTTAGCTTTTTCTGCATCAGAGATAATCTCAACATCTTTAGGCAATCTCAATAATTGCCAACTCCAATCTAAGTCATATTCATCTCTATACATTATTGTGTTATCCTTAAACAATATTTGCTCATTCCTATTAAAACAATTATTTGTAACCATCTCTACAAAAGTATCAAAAGTTACATACACAACTTTAGCACCGTAGTATTTTACATAAACAATATCCTCTATTTTTAATTCGTAGTTTTTTAAAAACTCGTAAAACTCGGTCATATACTCATAGACTTTTACCGACATTCTCATGCTGTCTAAATATCTTCCAGCTATCTCATTGTATTCCTCAAACATCTTTGGGTTCTTTAAAAAATCTTTGAACTTCTTGTGCATGATTTTCTCCTTATTTTCCTTATACCGCCATTGGATATTTTAACGGAGCATCGTGTTCATAATTCAACAACTTAAAATCGCTCGTCTTAACTGATTTTAAGAATGAGTCTATATTACTATAATCAGCGTTCGCAGGCAACTCTAATTGTGGTAATTTGTGAGGTGTACGACTTAATTGTTCTTTTACCTGCTCAATATGGTTTTTATAAATATGAGTATTACCTAAACTTCCTATCAATTCATGCGGTATCTTGTTTGTCATTCTTGCTACAATATGCAACAGCAGAGCATAACTAGCGATATTGAACGGAAGCCCCGTTCCGCAATCCACGCTACGCTGATTCCACATCAGGCTTAATTTATCGCCATCCACATCAAACTGATACGAGAAATGACAAGGTGCTAATGACATTGTTGGCAAGTCCGCAGGATTCCAAGCCGATACCAATAAACGTCTTGAAACAGGATTGTGCTTAATCTGTTCAATAACATTCTTAACTTGGTCTATCTCAACAGTCTGATAATAAACATTGTACCCATGAATAGAGCCATCTTGATTATACATTGGGTCTTTTATCTCTTTAACGCCTCTAAAACTTCTGAATTGACTGCCATAAATTCTCCCAAGTTCGCCATCTTTATAGCCAAGCTGAACCCCTTGTGCATTGAAATTTGCAGTCCAAATAGTTCTGCGTTCCTTTTCACTGAGTTCTGCATAAGGCTTGTTATCGTTCTTAATCTCTGCGAGTCTATGCTCATTTGTAGAACCCTCTAAAAACCACAATAATTCGCTCACCACGGCTTTCCATGCGAGAGCCTTAGTAGTTACTGCTGGAAATCCGTCAGCCATGTTAAATCGTAACTGTCTGCCGAATACGGAGATTGTTCCTACACCTGTTCTATCATCACGAACTGTACCATTGTCTAAAACATCTTGTAATAAATCTAAATACTGTCTCATTTATTATGTTCCCTCGGTTCGTACCATTCAATTATTACGTGCTTTTTATCACCTTTCTTTCTGTTTACTCTGATAAAAGGTGACTCTCTATCCAAAAATCCTGTTTGAGAATAATATTCATCGTATATGTCCATTCTGTGTTCTCTGATTATTCTCTCAAACTGTTCTATTATATCTTCTGTCAGCTTTTGTTTTCCTAAGTCGTATATCAACTGTTTTAGCAACATGCTATATACGACAGCAGAACAAATAAATCCTGTATTCCATTCTAATGCTGGCAACTGCATGAGTTTATTATTTTTACTATCCATTTCTTATCCTTTTTCTCTGAAAACGTTACTTGGCAACCTTTGTATTTGTAAATAATCCAAAACGGCACAAGTGAAACACTGCCATTGTAAACTTCTTCTTCACCATCTTGCAGGATAATACTATCGTCAAAACAGTTTAATAAAAAACTTTCAAAATCCATTATTCACCCTTATAAACATACTGTGACAAGATCACCCATTCGCAAAAACCTGCTAAACAAATAATCCACAAAATCTTTAAATGCTGTAACACAATTATGTATAAACTTAACTGCATTTTTCTTTCGTCTGTGGGTTCTGGATTTTGCTCTGATAATGTTTTCGCAATATTAACTACTGCAAAAGGAAAATCATAAATCTTGTATGCAATATACGCCAACAAACCAATAATTACTACTAATGTCATTTTGTCTCCACTTTTGCAAATCGTGTTAAACAAGTATTTTCTGTTTGTGAGATTAACTTGTAGAATACGTTTTTTGTGTTTAAATATTCTCTATCTGTTTCCCATTCATTCAAGTCTTTATAGCTTTTTACCCATGATGTGTTTTCTTTTCTCCACTTAAAGCCTAAATTTTTTGGGAACATCCTGTTGTCATAGCTAACAGATATTTCTATATCATACATTATTCTACTTGCATTTGCAAGCAATTCTTCAAGTGCATTGTTAAAATTAATTACTGCTCCTAACGCTAAACAGTCATTAACTGCCCGATGTGCGTTGTAAAACAGACCTTGATAATACATAAGCATTTCCAAACTGCTTTTTGTGCAACCACGAGATAACCAATCTATTTCCGTAAGACTATCAGCCCACGGCTTCCCTGCTATTTCAGGGTATATCCTCTCTACAAACTTTCGGTCAAATCCAGCATTATGAGCTACAATCAGATATTTACCTGTCGGCAGATAAGCCTTAAATGAATTATAGTCAATATGCTTTCCCTCTACCATTTCATTGGTAATACCTGTAATAGCTTGTATCTTTTCTGATATAGGCTTTGTTGGTTGATTAAAACCATCGTACACATTGTCTATACTAACCATTACGTTTGTTAACGGATCATATGTGACAACAACAAAGGCAAGCTCAATAATTTCGTCTACGTTAGTATCTAAGCCTGTTGTTTCCGTATCTAACAATATCAGCTTCTTGTTTGTAGGCTTATCCTGTAAGTTGTCACGTAAAATCAAAGGTTTAAACTCTATGTTGTCTCCGTTGATATTAATAGAATCTTCAAAAGGGTTTAATCTTAACAGCCTAAACCTTTCAGGGGCTTGTAGTATTTCTGTTATTTCTTGCTGAGTAATCAAAATACAACCTCCTGCATATCGGATAATCTTATTATTTTTTGGTTGTCAGAACCACGAAACGGCTTGGTATGTGTTTCGTTTGGTTCGTACTGTCCGTCTACCAAATAAGTGGCATATAAAGCCAACTCTGCCAAAAACGATGGAGACTCTTTCTGTAAATCTTCTGCCGTATATCCTGTATAAATCCATATTGTGACATTTTTGTATCGTCTTATTTCTTCACAGATATGTAATACCTCCATTCGATTATACACACTTAAAGGATCTCCTCCACTGATAGTAAGTCTAGTAATACTAGGGTGGTCTAAGCATGTTTTAAGATGTTCCATCGTTTTGCGTGTAAATGGTTCTCCTCCGTATCTGTTCCATGTCTTTTTATTAAAACACTCTCTACAATGATGTTCACACCCTGCAACAAATAAGGTAGAACCAAATCCAGTGCCGTTTACACATTCAACAGGTACTATTCCAAAATAGTTCATTACTTGTGAAATCTCCTTTTGTTATTCTTTACGCATGTTTTTTCTAATAAAGTTTTCTTTTTGTCTTTAAAATAAGACTTGTCTCTCACGTAAAATCCTAAATCATCCTGACAATAAACATCATAATCCCATGAGACTACAAGCATGTTATAAAAACGTTTCATCTGCTTTAAGCTAGGCTTTTTGTAGTCTCTATCGTTATAACCACCTCTTGTAGAGTCATACACAATATCAAATTCGCCATACACTCTTTCCAAAGCGTGTTTTCGACTATAAAAACATTTTTTAATATCTCGTAAAAAATATTTTTCTATACAGTGGGTACACTCGACAATAACAATATTTTCTGTTTTGTCAGAGTGTTTTAACCACCATCTTACTGTTTTAAAATTACGTGAATAATCCATATGCCACTCTTAATCTTCAATCTGTGCCTTAAATTCCAACTTCGGTGCTTGTTCCTTTGTTACTAACATTCTGTCGATAATTTCTTTTTCTTTGTCTGAATACTTTTTATATTCTTTTGCTACCAGTGAATGTTTAACATTAAATAGACTGCCAACGTCAATAAAATTTTCTTCACAGAGTAAAGCCACTTCCTGAAACAATGTTTCGTCAACTTCTGTTTTGAATGTCTTTGTGTAAGACAAAGTGCCGTTTTCAAGTTCACACTTGTTTACGCCTGCTTTGGCATTAGCAAAGTTCTGTGCAACAAGTTCTTTACGCAAACTCATTTCTAATTTCTTTGCATATTCAAGAATTTCCGCTACCTGTCTCCAAGCAGTTAAAATATCGCCCTCAGCAATCTTTTTGGTTAATTCTTCTTTGGTAATATCTAATAAAGTACACATAATCTTGAACTCCTTGTGTTGTATTTACAAGTATTATGTTATCACTTTACTATATATATGTCAACAGATTTTTTTGATTTTCGGAATTATTTTTTGAAACGCAGATTGCACTTCTGCATGTTTGACCAGATTATAACGCTCTACTCTAGCGTTCTTCTGTATTCTGATAATGCGATTACATCTTTCTATATCATAGCTATCACTAGGATTAACTAACCCCGTGATGCTATGAGGAAAAACCACCAAACCATAAAATCTTTTTAAGTCTTTAAAATGTAATGCCTGATTTAGAGCATCGGCATGACTTTTTGTCACCTCATAAAACTTCTTGACGTATTGAACGCTCAGGCCGTAACCTGAACAGGCATCTAATAAGGTAGCAAATTTTTCTTTTCTATAAACGATAAAATCATTTTGGTTTAGTGGTTTCATTTTTCAGTCCATATAACAAGTGCAGTGAATAGGAATTTTATACGCATGTAGCACGAACTGATTTACTTTTGTGTCTCCTACTGTATTGTCGTTTATGATGCTAAGTTCAATATGATCAATCTTTTCTCTTAATTCTCTTATTGAACTTTCGATTAAAGTAGCTCCTCCTATGATGTATTGATTTGTGTTTTTATACTCAGGATATGTAGTATAAATATCGTTATCAAAATTCAGAGCGTCTTGCAGATTGTTGCAGAACACAATATTTTGTCCTGCATATTCTTTATTCTTTTCTCTTACATATTCGTCTTTTAAGCTGATAACAACATTCATTCTGTTTGGCAGTGGCTTATTGTTCAAACTTTCAAAGGTTTTTCTTCCCATTAAAACCACGTTACCTGTGGTTTTGGTTTTAAAATCTTTCATGTCTTCTGAACAATGCCACGGAATATCATTATCAAGTCCAATAAAACCTAAACTGTTTTGAGCAAATTTTATAATAATCATCAAAAACTCCTCTATTTGTCGTAATACTATTCTATCACAAAGGCTTGATATAAATTAAAACTTTCCCATTGTTTTTCTCGATACCGTGGGGATTCCATTCCTCATGTAATATATACCTCATGTTATCGTCTGGAAGTATGCCATATTCTACCAAAGCATCAAGAAAAAACTTGCTTGTTACAGAGCATATATTCATTCCATCGTGGATTCTATTATCGCCTAATGTTATTTCGTAATTGATTGTGGCCTTATCCATCTTGGGTAATTGCAATATTTCGTCTCTTAGCATACGCTTATATTCAACTTTAGCCTTGTTTAGCACTTGATAATGTGCGTTCCTATAATCGTTCATGTTTAACATAAACTTTTTTTTACTGCTCACAGGAACAGACAGTGGGCTTTCGATTACAAAACTTTGCGTTTCCTCATCATATGTCATTACTGTATACCTCGTAAATCTAACAATCTGTAACATACTCCTTTGGTTTTATATGTAGTGCTTGCCAAAGGCTTTGGCACAAGTTCAATAGCACCCTCGTTAATAAGTCTGTCTATGGTATTCTGTATTGCTCTAGTGTAACCAGTTTTCGCACGAACAAACACCTTTTGAGAGCCTAATGCGTAGTTAATATAGCTAATTGGTACTACTCTATCTCCTCTCATTTGATTTATTATCTTGACAGGAATGTTTGTAGCATTACACAACACCACGGAATTGTTTGTTAAGATAAACTTTTTAATCACATCTAAAAGGCTGTTTGCCATTGTATTCTCGGCATTATCTGTAAGTGATGTTTCGCCATTGGTTATCATATCATATATGTTTGCAATATCCAAAAACACTAGACGTGTAGCCCATGAGATGTGTTGAATATTGATAACTGGATCACTGTAATTCTGACATACTGCACATATGCCTGCTAATTTTAGGATCTTTAGCTGGCATCTGTTCCAAGCCTGTCTAAAGTGTTCTGCGTCTCCTGCCTGATCCAACATTTCCATACACCAGTTTTCCAGCATTAAATTAAATTCTTCTGCATCGTCATTCATTTTAATTCTGATAAAACGAGCTTTTACAGTATCAGCATGACCTGATAACACCTTTTCCTGTTCTAACAGTTCATTTAATTTGTCGAGAACATAAGCAGGGGCAGGACTACCGTATTTGTCTTTGTTCTGAGGAACTGCACCACCTTTATATGTAACTGTTAAGAAACGGCTTAAAAAGCCATCCTTTGCCATTTGTGGCGTGATTGAATCTGCTATACCACTGATTGTCGCTTCACCAACAATGCTGAAAGCAGGAGCATAAGTTTCGGTGAAGTTATTATCAGAATTACTATAAGTCATAGCTGACAACATATCGTTTTCTGCTGACCCCGTATACAATCTTAAATACTGAGCTTTTAAACTTTGTGCAGACTGATTACGTGAATCTTCGCCCATTTCAGATAGGTTCTTACCAAATTCTTTTTGGAAATTTACAAAACTTGCATATTTTTCTAAAGTAAGTGCAAAAGGATTATTGTTCTTTTCGCCTGCTTTAGAACCTGCTTCCTGTAAACAACGCTTAACAAGTGCTTGTCCTGATGCAAAATCATCGTCAATTACGTGCCGTCTAAAATCGGTATCGCCATGTCTCTTTCTTAACTGCATAAATAAATCGTTTTTGGTTGTATGCAATCCCTCTTTACCTATACCGCTTCTAGCAGAAAGAATAACGTAATTATTTAATCCTGTGCCTGTCGGTAACTGCCACATCTTGCCTACAATACCACTGATAATAGCAATTACGCTTGTTAATGACACTTCTAATATAGGCTTAATACGAGTCTCATAACTCCATTTAACCAGCTCGTACATTAATGCACTTGATGTAGGAGGAATGATTAACGCATTTTTATCCGAGATAACAAAACCCTTAGTACACAAATATCCCTTATCCAACAATCTCTTATAAGATATATCTTGGTCAGAATTAAATAACACAAAATCGGAACTAGGAGCTACACCAGCTCTTTTAAGCTGATTAACAACATCTGTTGCATACAGAACATCACAGAACATGTTTGCAATACTATAACTAGGATCTGTTTCTTCGTTTTTCCATCTTGAATTAACAAGTACAGTTTCAGCGTTAACATTTAAATACTCTTTGTTGATAAATTCGTTGATCAACGCCTTTCGTTCAGCTTCTTTTTCCTTTGCCTTGCGTTCTTCTATGCGTTCAACTATTTCGTCTACTGTCGCATATGTCTGCTCCCCTGTCTCGCTTACTGTAACAAAAGTATTAGACAAAGGTTCTTCTGTTATATAATCCTCATTAGCCTGTTCTTCCCTCACTCTTTCGAGCATACGATTAAGATAGTCTACTCGTGTTGCTTTTGGTCTGCGAGCTAATTCTGAGCTTGCAAACAGAGCTTTAACAACTGTATTGTTAGGGCAATATCTTGAAATAATTGCCATCATCTTAAAATCTGCCTCTGACTGAGACGGAAAGGTTAATGTATATTCCTCATTGTATACGCTTTTACTTGCATCGTTTTCATAGCTGTAATTACAATGATTATCAAACAATTCAGACAACACTTCCCAATCAGGAGACATGATCAGTTCGCACATGTAAAAGTTGATTTCTGAACTAAAATCGTCAGAATTATCAAACTTAAACTCTGTGGCCGAATCGGTAACATCCTGATTTTCTGTTATCGGTTTTTTCAAAACAGCACATAAATCATCAAGCTCTCCCTGTCTTGGGTAGATTTCTTTGGTAGTCACTGCGTCCTCTGTAACTACTGCAAATCGATCCTGAGAGTAAAGTTCAAAACCAACGATACCCTGTGCCTTATGTGCTGTACCTGTTCTTATACCACTTGCTCCTGTGCCTTTAGAGTTTGGGTATTTCTTTTCGTTAATCTTGCCCTCTATAATTACATGATAGCCAAGACCACTGATACTTCTTTCTGTATAACTTTTGAACTTCTGAATCCATTGATCCTGATACGCTATTTCCTGTGGTGTAGTGCCGTCTTTTCTGTCAAAATCAATAATTGTCCACGGACAGTCTTTAGTGAACACAAAACCAAAACAAAGATGTTTCTCTCTATTAACAGGAAACAGCATTAAAGAGTTTCGGTTTAGCTTATCTACAATATTATAACTAAGCCATGCGTTTTTGAAATTGATTGTTGCACCTGTATTAACTAAATCACCTGTGTAACACTTTTCGCCCACATCGTTGATTGTGACTGTGTAATTGAGCCATAAGTTATCAGTAATCGTAATAAAATCATCATTACCCTCGTCAAAATAATGAGGGTACACCTTTAAAACTTTATCTATCCATTTTTTTGTGACAACGACAGGTTGCTTTTCTCCCACTTCTGCAAAACATAAAGCCCACTGAGACAGATTTTTTAATTCATCAAAGTTCATTATAACTCCTAGTCAAATTCGTAACGTACTATCCTATTATACCCATTTGTTACTTTTACTGCAATCTTTTTTGGCTCTTTAAAATCACCTTTTAGGCACATAACTAACAATTCCTGTGTATTCTTTGGAAAATAGTCAGTTTTGTTACGATAATTGATCCATGTTTTTGCTATGTTGGCAGAAAAAGATTTTTGACTTTCAAGATTAATCCAGTCTTGTCCAACTTTTTGTACTCCACTGAAATATGTGGCTAAAAGTTGTACTCCGTTCTTTGTGTTTATTTTTGCATAAGAAACTTTGGACACTTCAAATACTTTTTCTGATTCTGCTGTCTTGCGTTTTATTATTTCCTTTAGGCTGGCATGAGCCGTAAGCTGTGTAACCTTTGGAAACTCATAATTACAGCAAGGACAAACGTTAGCACTTGCAGGTACATAAGTATGGCACTTCGGACATACTTTTACAGGTGCATTTCCTAACTCTCCTGATACTTTTTGCTTTTTCTTTTTCATCGGAGCAGGATCGTTGATACAACCTAATCTCGCAACATTCCCTGCAAAATCCAACACTAAACAATTCTCTTTGTTAGGGCTGTAACGTATTCCTCGGCCACAAGCCTGTATGTAGAGTGATACACTCTGCGTTGGTCTGAGCATTACAAGACAGTCAATATCAGGAAAATTGAACCCTGTACTCAACACGTTAACATTTGCACAAACTCTGTATTTGCCTGATTTAAAGCCCTCGATACGTTCATTACGAGTAGTCATATCTAAATCACCACTAATAACTGTGCATGGAACATCGTGAGCATTAAGAAAATCACAAACATGGTTAGCATGTTCTACGCCAGTGCAGAAAACAAGCCAATGCTTTCTGTCCTGAGCCAGTTTAATTGTTTCGGTAAGTGCTAGGCGTGTTACTTCTTCTTTGTCACATGCAAGCTGTAATTCCTTTTCTATAAATTCGCCACCTCTGATACCAACGTCTTTTACGTCTATCTGAAAATCAGGGCGTTTCGGAATTGCATCGCATAAATAATGATTGTCAATCAGCCATTGAAACCACTCGACAGTACACATATTAAAAACTATATCATCAAAGATACCATTCTCTGTGATAAGTCCACAATCTAGTCTGTAAGGTGTACCAGTGAAACCAACCACCTTTAATTTTGGATTTAATTCTTTTAGTCCTGCAATTAAGCGTCTGTATGTTGTTTCCTGTTTAACAGGGACTAAATGACATTCGTCAATTATAATACAGTTTACTTTGCCTAATTCTTTGTAATTTTTGGCTATACTCTGAACCCCACAGCAGATTATCTTATTCTGCGTACATTTAGCCTTGAGACTAGCAGAGTATATGCCTATATTCGCACCATTCCAATAATCAACAACGGCCTGATAATCTTGTTCAATCAGCTCTTTTACGTGGGTAACAATCAAAATTTTTGATAAATGCTGGCCGAATTTATCCTCACATGTTCTGACAAAATGAGCCATTGTCAGACTTTTCCCTGAACCCACTGGCATTACAACAACAGGATTGCCTTGATTATTATTTTCACTCCAATAATTAAATATACTGTTTACTGCATCTATTTGGTAATCTCTTGGTTTAATCGTCATTTTCCATCTCCACCTCTATTTTGGTGTAACATTCTTCATTATATCCGTTAAGATCAAACATACAGGTATTGCTTTTTAAATCGTGACATACACATGTTCTGCAATTATGTGGTAGTTCTTTGTGTTCATAACAATACCCTTTAAACGAACAACATTTACACTCAAAATAAGTGGGTTTGTCGTATATGCCTGCTGGAACAACATTATTGTCTAACACGGCATTGATTCTTTTGTCTAAATTCTTTTCTACCCAATCATCATCTCTATGAATAACAACAGCATGAACTTCGTCAGTATTTTTATTTACTGCCATAAACAGGGTATTCCAAATTGTAGGATTGTTTGGATTCAATTCTTTTAAAACATCGGACTGAAACTTGCTCATGCAATACATATTAACCTTACACTGATTTTCATATCCTTTAAAGTTCAGCATATCAGTGCTAACAAATTGTTTAAAACGGCTATCGTTCATTGTCTTAAATTCGAGCATTACAAGTTCATTCGGACAATCAGGCACATTAGTTGCCAATCCGTCAATACTGCCTGCAAACATGCCGTCTTTATACCCATACTGTCTACCGTTGGTATCAAAGTATGTATTACAGCCGATAGCTCTCAGCATAGCATGAAATCTTGCTTCTTCTAAATGACCTCGATTAAACAATCTTATCATTCTTGCGTCAATTTGAGACTGACCGCAACCCCTGTAACTTAACCAAATCTTTCTTACGCAAGGCTCTCCGATTAGTGATGCTCCTAAATGATCACGTAATCCGTCTTTTTTGTCTGCCTTGTAAGCATCGTGCATTTGTGGTAAAAGGTTTTCTTCGTATGACTTAAATGATTTGCCGTTATCTCCGATAATCTGTGACTCGATAAGTTTTAATGTTTTTTCTGCAACTATGTTCATTATTGTTTCCTTTTTATCCTACAAAAAAGGCTGTCGTTAAACAGCCTTATACAGTTTTAGCTAAGAGAGTTAGAATGGTAAATCTTCGTCTTGCTGTTGTGATGCATATGTCGGTTCTTTCATCACTGGTTTAGGTGTGTTGCCGTATGCAGGTGCAGGTGTAGGCTTTGGTGGAGCGTAATGAGTCGTTCTATTCAAAGCCTCTTGCTGTTCTGCCTGTTCCCTGATTTTCTTTTGCAGGAACGCATAATCCTTTTTAATGGATTCTGCTGGCTGATTACGTCTAATTTCACCGAAAGTACGCTTATCAGAGGCGTACAAGCCGTAGATTGTGTAATTAGCATAAGTATTGCCGTTCTGACTTACATAATCAGGTTTTCTGAACACACTTGCTATCAGTTTAGTTCCTTTTAGTGTTGGGTAGTGCATTACAGGCATATTATCTCTCTGAGAGAAAACCTGTTCACCATCTTTGTTCAATAAAGGTTCTTCCTTGAGAGCCTTATTGTTTGTCAGCATACACAATTCAAAAGTATGAAAGAAAAACTTGTTGTTTTTGTCACAGGTAAAGTTATTAGTAAACTTGCCTACAGGTGTTACTCCATCTTTGTCGTATGCAATAAATGTAACGTTGATTCTATCTTCAACAACTCCGTTGATTGTGGCTTGAGAGGCAAAAGCAGAGGAAACTTCGCACTGATACATACCTGATTCAACATAAGGAAGATCCTTGTCTGAAACATAGCTGGTAGAGCTGTTTAACATTTCCTCGTATTTCTTGTCGTCTTCTTCGTTAAAAGTTAAGTTCATAATATTTCCTTATTTTGTGATTACATGCTTATTGTAGATCTAAAAAACATTTTTGTCAAACTTTTTCTTCACTTTCAGCTAGTTCTGCTTTTCTTTGTCTAAACAGTTCAAGCAACTGAGACGTGTCAGATGTTTTTACTTTTTGTTTAACATCAAAGAAATACTTGGTCAAATCTTCTTTTGATGTAATACTCTGCAACATCTCCTGAACCTCTGACAAAGGCGTATACTCTATGGCCAGTACTTCTTCTTTTACTGTCTCTACATGTTTAACAACAGGGGTAGCTAGAACCTTACTGTAACTTGAAATTACATCATTATTATTGGCAATCTCCTGTGCTTCTTCTGTTGTTATCATACCTTGCAGAACATCAGGGAAAATGTCACGGAACGCATACGTTCTTGCTCTCTGCTGTAACATGCGTTTTGGATATTTAGCCCATACGTTTTTGCCCCATAGTCCTGCAATTTTCGCATCTTCTGCCGAGAAAGTTCTTGTCTCAGGCTTACTCATATCTTTACGTTTAATTGTGCAGATAGCAGTCATTGTTGTGGCATCAAAGGTTTCTTCCTTGTAATCCATCAGTCCGCTTTGATAAATAACAGCAGGCAGAGCGTCACCCCAAATTGTCATGTTTCCATTGACGATCATTGTGTTGGTGAGTGCTAACTTCGGAGACATATTCAAACTTCTGCCGTAGCTGATACGTGCAATAGCCTCGTCAAGTTTTTGTTCTGAAACCTTATGATTTACTTTATCGTCAATCAGGTTTGCAGGTAACACGCCATGTTCGATAGCAAAACGTAACTTTTCTCTGTAAGCTATCATTTGTTCTTTATTCCAATCAGACATTTCTGTTGGCAAATTGTCTGTCGCTAAATCCTTTTCAGACTTCACAATTTCAGCCTTTACTTCTTCTACTTCGCTCATTATATCTCCTTGCTTTTATTTGTAAGTTCAAATGAATTAACCATTGTCTCTATACCGAGCAATCTATTGATTACTACATTGTTATTCATACTTTCTAACGCAATAAACATCAAATGTCTTTCTTTTTTGTTAGGGTATTCGGATATAATTATGGACAGCATATCTTTCTGCAAATCACTAGGTATATATCTAGTCCCAAATCCGATTAACGTAGCAATAGCAACCATAGTATCATATTTTAAAAACTGATTATTTTTAATTTGATTGATAATAGACATCGCTTTATCATCAAAACCACCTCCGCTTAATAAATCTTGAAGCAGGTCAACAAAATCTTGTGAAACTGTTGTGTTAACATGAAATACTGCACAAAACATCTCGCAGAATGAGGATATGTTCAACAGTAAGCTCTGATGGTTAATATTGCATATCATAACATTGTGCATATTATTCATTGTGGTTTCGCTAACCAGCTCTAAAGTAATGTAACTCTGAATAGCGTTTTTAAATACCAGCGGATTTTCTTTTAATCTTTGGAGCAGTTTTATGTTTTCGATAACTGTGTAACATCTTTTTTTAGCATCGTAGATATACAGATTATCGTGGCATAACGCTACATTTCTTTCCACAATGTTTCCACATGATAACAACTTTATATTCTTTACCTGTGCTATTTCTCTTGTCGTAATCATAAAATTATATTCACCTCATCATCGTCACTTATAATCTGTCTTTCTTCTTTGCTTACGCTGTCAAGTAAAGCCATTTTTGCCTGTTGAGTCATTTTCTTATCTATCATTTTAGAAAATGTCTCTCCGTCTTTATCGCTTTTCTGCCAATACGTATAAACTGTATTAATACTGTAACCAGAACATTCTGCAATCTTTTTTGCTGTAATCTTTACTCCGTGATACACAATTTTTGTGGCGTTGTTCTGCTTCTTTGGCTTTGTGCCTACATGTGTTTCGTACCACATTCTAATCTTTTCAGGGTTCGGAGCTATCATTACGTCAAATTCTGTGCCGTCATAAGTTTTCTGTTGTACTCCATAATGTTTAACCATCATGTGTAACACCTGTCCCCATGTTGAATCAGGATCTTCTTGTAATTGTTCAGCCAAATCGCTCGTTAAAAAACTCTTATACATCCATTTTCTCCAAAGCTGTTATATACACGTCTATATCTGCCACTATTTTAGGTAGTTTTGATATGGTTCTTAATAATCCCATTAAATAATTTCTATTTTCTTCTAATTGTAAATACCTGTTAAATGCTTTTGGACTTGTAAGCTGGCATATTTTTATTCTTGCTTTTGAATTTGCCATTATCCACTTATTCATTAACGGCATATAAACTGCGTCTTCACCATTAAAATAATCAGAAATAAACTGATCATAATCGCCATTTAATAAACAGTTTATCAATTTGCTTGTATTATCAAATAGGTCTTGATTATCTAAAATGGTGTTGCATAATATTTCTAATGGTTCTTTTTCCCAATTTATTAACCACTGAGAGATGTTTGAAATTGTAGAAGAATCCAAACCCAGTTTTTTATAAAATTCACCAGCCTTTATATCAAAAATATCTAACAGATTTCTTAGATCTCGTCTATCGATCACCTGTAAATCATTATATTGTGCATGTCTCATATACCATCCTTTTGTATTGTTTACGGAATATATAATATCACTTTTAAGAAATATTTGCAACAACTTTTTTATAAACTTATATAAATACTTTTAAAACAAAAAGCCCCTCAAAAAGAGGGGCAAAGTCGGGGTAAAAAAGAAACTTGGCGGGGACAGTAGGAGTCCAACCTACTTATCTCAGTTGATTAGTCTAAGACTTGTGCGAAATTATCCCCTGAGTTCTTTTTTATACAGTGGAACTTTAGCACTGTAAAAAGGCGATTGACTTGGCTACATCGTTGAGAGGTACACAATCGCTCTATCTTAAATTGGCGGTGAGTGCAGGGATCGAACCTGCAAAACGCTTTTCAACGTTTACGGATTAGCAATCCGCTGTAATACCATTATACGAACTCACCGATTGTTAATGGTGGGGCGTACAGGAATTGAACCTGTTACTATCTCACTCGCCTTTGTGTTCTGATGTTTAACAAAGTGGAGATAATGATACCATTGTCACTAACGCCCCTAAAATGCCCGTTGATTAAACTGGCTCAACGGAAAGCCTTGATAACTTCTAAGCAATAAGCAAAGAGTCTAAGTATTTTGTGTAGCTAAACATTAAAGCGTAGCCATAAAAAACTCTACACAGTAGTGCAGTGCTCACATCACTGTACTCGTTTTACATGGTTTTTAGAAGATACATGTGAACGTATCCTCAGCATTTCAACGCCTTAAACGCAAGGTTTAAGTCCTCTTAAACTGGCTGGGGCAGGTGTACTCGAAACACCGAATGTCTGAATCAAAATCAGATGCCTTAACCAACTTGGCTATACCCCAATTTAATTAGATTAGCTACTGTGGATTCTTCATGTTAGCTAGACTCGACATACCACGATATAACGCATAGACTTATAGACTAGTATTCATTCCTTTAGCGTTTATATCTACTGTTTAAACCCTCCGATTTTAGAGGGTCTGTAGCTAAATAAGAGTACACTAATTAGAGGAGATGCTTCAAATAACCTTATATAAATCAATGTACTCGTATTTAACTGCTAGTTTTTACAGAACTAGCAAACTGCTATGACAAAAAAGGTGAAAATCCTACTAAGGAGACTACTTATATTTATACTGAGAATAGTCGCTCAGTAAATCTTGCTAAGAAAGAAAAAGCGTTGGTAAGGAGAAAACATACAAAAGAAAAAACCAACGCTTTAACTTACTTGTTTTATTTATACTCGCACAAGTAATCGAGTCATGAGGTTTAAAAAAGGCACTCAATTCTATAAAAAAGCCGAAGTATAAAACCAAATGCCTTTTTTAAACGCCTTGTTTTGGTGGCCAGCAACAAGGCAAGCTGGTAGGAGTTAAGACAAAATAAACCAGTTGGTAAATACTATATTAACATACTTTGAGATTTTTGCAACATGTTTTTTATAAATTTTCGCAATTTTTAAAATTTGTGATAATTATCTCTTTTCCTACTCTCTTTTTAGTATCACAATTTATTGAACGCTGTGCTAAAACCTCTGTAATATTGTATTTTGCGTACAATTCTCTAACAAATGCAGTGTTATGATTTGTAATAATTTCTTTAACACCATTATTATCTAACTTTTTATAAAATTTTGCAAGTGTTTTATGATCGTTTTCTGTAAATTTATTTTTAGTATAACTATCAAAGTTAGCAGTCTCAGACAATGGCACGTATGGACTGTCAAAAAACACAAAATCATCCTCGTGTACAAGGCTTAATACATTTATAAAATCAGTATCAAATATCCTAATATCGTTATCATTAAAATATTTTGATATGTTTTTTAGATTGTCCTGATCATTAACTGTAGCTGGCTTTATCTCTTTATTCCACGGTGTATTAAACAGCCCTTTGGAATTAACTCTATACAGTCCGTTAAAACAGCGTTTGTTTAGAACCAAAAACAGGCTGGCCATTTCAACATCGTATGCCTTAGAGATGATTTTTTGATTAAAAGTATCTCTTAGATCTTCATAATTTTCTCGATTATTCTCAATACTTTCATGTTCAGTTAGCAGTTCACAAAGCTCCTGACAATTATATTTAATTTGCTTGTAGCAGTTCATTAATTCTTTATTACTGTCATTTATGACTGCTTTATGAGGTTGAATAGCAAACAATAATGCTCCACCTCCTACAAATGGTTCGTGATATACTTTATAACTATGTGGGATCATGGGTAAAAGATGTTTAAGCAACTGTCTTTTTCCACCAGCCCACTGTACAAAAGGTTTTAACTTCATTATTATACTCCTAGCTACATGTAGATTCTATAAAAGTTTTGAAACATATTCTTTCGTATCTTTCAGGATCTTCTTTTCGCACATGCTTCTCTAATTCATCAATTACAGGTAGTAAACATTCGTATTTCCGTCTAGAACAAACAATAGCATCTAGCAGACATAATCGCTGTTCTTTATTTAAAGCTATCTGTATAATCTTTTCACCTTTGATATTAGGATCGTTACAGGTTATCACTTCTTCATTTGTATTCTTTGGCATGAGCTTTCTCCCACATTTCTGAAAAAGATCTAAAATCAACATCAGTTTGATTCAGCAATTCTTTTACTTTCATCACTTCGCCTTTTTCCATTAATTCTCTAGCGTATTCCAAACGCCACTTGTACCACTCTTTTTCAGCATCCAAACGTTTAAAATTATGCACGATTGTTTGAACGTCAGGAGGCAGTGTTTCTATTATAGCTTTAATTTGATTACCTACTACTTCTGTACGAATTTTTTCCTCTTCTTCGGCTAACGGAATATTTTGTTGTTTCCATTCGTTTAATTTGCGTTCAACTATGCTTGTCGTTATCCATTGTAACACTGATTTACGATTTCCTCTTGGCATATTCATATACAATTTATCGCCATGCTTCATTTCATTTACAATATCAGACAATTCTTCACTAAAATGCCATTTACCATATAACCAAATATCTTTATCGTTCATAATTATTCTTTATCTAAATAAACTCTCAATTCCCAAAAAGGATTACCATATCCGTCTTGTCTCACACATGTTACCATTCTGATATGTAATCGAGTATATTCGCTGTTGATATAATCAATGTTATTAGCATAGCATCTAATATCTTCAACTTGTTTGTAGTACCAACCTGTTTTTACAAGGACTCTTAAAAACATTTCATCGTTCTTTTTCCCTGTTAATATTTCTCTATTCCTGTCTAGCCACCTTTTAAACATTTCACCTTTATTAACGATAACAAACTCATCTGTTTTAAATAACTTGTTTTTAAGCCAATCAAACATCCTGTTCCTCTCTTGCTTTAACCCGTACCTTTATCTCAACAATTACCAAATCAAATTGGGGTATGTTATAAATATAAGAGGATTCGTAATCTAAATCTAAATATGGTTCTAATTCTTTGTATGTGACTTCTGAGTATCTTTTGGCAAACCTAAACTCAGGTTCATCTTTCAAGGTTGGCTCATTCGTT